TACCGTCTGGATTTTTAAAACGATCTTTAAACTGCTGCATGCCAGCAGGACAGAAAAGTGTAGTATCGTCATAGGGTCTTACGTGATTATCCATTTGGAAAGCAATTCCTTTCTTTTCACAATATGTGATATACTTTTGTAAGACGTTCATTTATCTACCTTGTCTATTGTATGGCTTTTTATAATTTCTAGAACTTTTATTATTAGAAGCTTTTTTAGAGTGTTGACCTTTTCTTCTTCTTTTTACACCATCTAAATTACCATTACCTTGTGCTTTTTGTCTTGACATAATTTATATATTTAACTTATTTTAGTTGCTTTAATTTCTGTATTTTTAATATGTTCATTTAAGGCCTTACCTTGTGACTCAGCCATAGAGAACTTTTCGTAAATTTTAACATCGACATTATCATATTGATATGTTGTTCCTGAATTAAATGTTACTAATAATATCTTATCTTTAAAATTATATTGTGAACATTTAATTGTACTCGATTCATAAAACGTAGTTTCTGTTGTTTTCATGCATTTTATATATGAAAAAAGAAATTTGTTTAAAACGCGTTACTTTCTACTTGGAATGTAGCTTCACCTGACATTAAAATATTTTGTAGTCTTTTAATTTCAGCAAGAAGGGCAGATTGATCTGTGTTGTTAACAACAGTGCTTTGTGAATTCGATGTACTTCCTCCTCCTGAACTAGAACCTCCTCCGAAAAGAGTTTTAGCTCCAGATTTAATAGTGTCTATTGCTCCATCTATGAATGATTGATTACCTTCTCTTGCTTCTTCAACTGTTCCTCCAAAGTCTGCTATCATTAATGCAAGTTTTTCGACTGCTTTAATTAAATCATCACCGAGTGCTTCGATTGCATCTTCTCCTCCTTGTTCAGAAAGATATGCAAGAGCTTTAAACATATTTGAAGTTTCTACGATTGCTTCAATATCTAAGCTGTTTGTGGTTTCTCCTATCATTTGATAAGATTTTGCAACATGTCTTAAATCCTTTTTAATATCGCTTAAATCAATGTCTTCAAGATTTTCTATAAAGTCTAACATAGTTGGAAAACCTTCAACGTTTACTTCACCTAAAGTTACCATACTATTTGTAATATCCTTTATAGCCCTTCCTACAATAACGTGATTTCCAAATTTACCAGATTCTTCAACAAAGTCTGTTGCATCTCCTAAAAATAAAAGGCTCATTTTTGGCATGGAAATACTCATCGTTTTAATTGCATCTGCAGTTTTAGTAATAGTTGCTGGAACTGCTCCTATTTTTTCTATGAATGAAGATACATTATTTAATGCATCTTTTTCTTTGCCCATTGCTACCATTACATCTATACCGTCTTGTTCATCTTGAAATGCATCAAAAAACCATTCAATTCCATTTCCTACTGACTTAACGGCGCTGCCATCTACCTTTGCAAGTTCTTGTAAGTTTTTTGCAAATTCTACTAAAAATTCATTTATTTTCTTAGGCACTTCTTCCATTCCTCCTTTTGCAAACTCAGACATTGATTGAACAATATCTCCAAGTATAGGTCCCATCTCCTGTGCAAGTGAAAGTCCTCTTGCAGCATCTCCTGCTGTTCTCCAATCTTTATAAGTCTTTCCTATGGCTGCAAATCCATCAACTAACGTAGAGACTAATTTCATTATATTATCTCCTACCTTTTTTAGCATATCACCTTTAGTTAAATCTATTATTTCTGTAATTTTTTCAGGTTTACTTGGATCTCCATATACGTTAAATTTAAGAGCTGCCATATCTTTCATTCCATTAGCAATTCCTCCAATTGCTCCTCCCATTCCACTAACTGCTCTAATACCTGCCGTAACTGGGTTTTCTTTAGTAAATCCAAGAAAGCCCATAACTCCTCCGGCACTTTTAGAAGGGTATTTTTTACCTATGTCTCCAAATGCGGTTGCGAGACTTGATACCATATCTGCTACATTTGCATTAATAGTTTTCATTGCAGCACCGTCTAATGTAATAATTTCTTTTATGCTTCCATCTGGATTGTATGTTGGAAATTCTAATTTAGCCATTTTTGACATTCCATATGCAATACTACTAAGAGCGTTACCCATTCCCATTACACTTTGAATTCCTTGATAAACAAATCCTCCACCTAAACCAAATAAACCAGCTCCACCATGATCTTTACCAATTTTACCAAATGTATCAGCTAGTGTATTTGTAAGTGTGTCAATTTGATCTGGAAAAGTATCATAGTCGATGCTTAACCCTTGAAATTTTTCAATTCCTTTACCTATTGAGACCATTGCTGCACCTGCTAATAGCATTGCACCTGCACCTCCTGCTATACCAATAACTTGAAATGGATTCCACATCATTGAATATCCAATAGCTGTCATTAGTACTTCTAAATTACTAATTGGCCTGCCTCCTCCAAATCCAAGTGTTGATTCAGTTACTCTTCCTGAATCTGCCACCATATTTGCCCACGCACTTCCCTCAAATACTTTACTCATTAATTTAACGCCTATTGCTATGGCGATTAATGCTCCACCTGCCAGTATCATTGCTCCTGCACCTAATGCAATCATCGGCGCAATAAGACCAGCACCTGCCATTGCAAGACCAAGCCCTACAACTGTAACTCCTACCTGTGCTAAAAATTCCCATGGACTATCTAAGCCTTCTATAGCAGATGAAAATATTTTAACCCCTATTGCTATTGCTATTATTGCTATTCCTGCAACTATCATTGCACCTGCTCCCATTGCAACGGTTTCTGCACCTTTTCCTATGACAAACATTGCAAGTCCTAATGCGCCGACTGTGATACCTAGTTGAAGTAAGAATTCCCATTTATCATCAATTCCTTGAAGAGCCATATTAAATAAGTATATAGAAAGTCCTAAGACTACTATTGCTAATCCAGTAAGCATTAATGCCTTTGCACCATCCATTATTTTGTCTTTAAATATGCCAGCAATTCCAAAGGCTAATGCAAATCCAATTATAGTAAGTCCTACCACTACTGATAGTTTTAAAAGCTCCATTTCTGAAGGATGCATTAATCTAAAAAGAGCTAATGAAACCCCTAATGATAATATTGCTAATCCTGTCATTGCAAGTGCTTCTGACATTTCTTGCATGTCTTCTTGAATTCCTAATTTCTGAAGTACTTTAAATGTAAGTCCAATTATTGATATAACTATGGCTGCTGCAATTACTCCTATTACTGCAAATGGAGAAATTAATGCAAATAGTGCTAGCTTCCACCCTAATTTCCAAATACCATCTCCTATTTTTCCCATAGCAATTAATGCTTGCTGAGTTTGTTTATCTGCTAAAGGCTTTGCTGCCCATGCTAATACTTTTGTAATTATAAATAAACTGAGAGCAAATAATGGAGCCGCTATTACACCTATCATTAATAATGGTGTTGCTAATAATAAATATCCAGCGAATTCAAAGATTGCTTTTCCAAGGCCTTTTATTGATTCAAGCCCAGTAGCAATTGCCTCCATCTTTTCCTTTGCTTCATCGCCTCCGGTTTTCATACCGTCAATAACATCTGCCAATGAACCAAATCCCTTTGCAATAGACGTAAGACCCTTTTCACCTAATAATCTCCAGGCCACAGCCTCTTTGATAGTTAGACCACCAAAAAGAGATACTCTTTCAACTTCAGATTCCCTAGTATTTAACTGATTTATATTATCTGCAATATCTTCTAAGAGATCGTACATTGCACCACCAGGTTGTACAGAATCTGCAATTTCCCTTTGTGCCTCATAACTTAGTTTTTCAAATGGAGATTTAAAAGCGCTCAAATGTTTAACACTGTTTTTTCTTTATATATCTCAGATTTTTGGCATCTTAATGCTAGGCATCTTAGGAGATTTATATTGGTTCATATTAGGCATTTGATTCTTATAATTACCATATTTTTCCTGAGCTTGCTCATTTTGTTCACTTTCTTGTTTATTCTGTTTTTTCAGATGTTCCGCAAGATTTTGAACATAATAGAAATACTCATAATATTCGAGATTATCTATTTCACTAGGCTGGAGATGTAAATGAAACCCCAGATAGAATTTAGTCTTAAAGAAGTTCTCCAGCGAGATCTGAAATAATGAAAAGACTTTTGATTCCACCTGGGAACTGAAGAGGGACACTAACGTCTTCTCCATCTACGTCTACTAACATTTCAGGCTCTGCGCCTATTTTCATTTTTTCTGCAAGTCTATAAGTCACCATATATTTCTTTTCATTCCATCCTTGGAATGCAACCTCAGAATTAAATATTTCTGTTTGATTAAATCCTCTCCAATCAAGTTGAATATATGGTAAGATTTGAATAAATGCTTGATCCCATCTTTTCTTTTTTTCTTGCTGTTCTTTAATATATTTTGTAACTTCTTCCATTACGCCAATACATGGTGGCTTCATTAAGATTTCACCTGAACTTTTAGTTTGGATTCTAAAACATCTTGCAACTGCATCATAATACTTTTCAATTTCTGCTGGAATTTCAGTAGTAACAAAGTTTCTTGTGGCTAATTCAACATCTTTTGTTGTTCCATAACTATTTTCAGCCTTTAACATTAATTTGTTTTCAGCTTCTGGGAAAGTTAAATCTCTAATTTGTAAAAGAATTGCAATTCTATCTTCTTCTAAAAGATCTTTATAAGAAAGTTTCTTATTAGAAGATTCAATTCTCATACATGATTTAACAATACCGTTTAGTTTTTCTTCAATATCTAAAAGACTGTTTTCATTCATTGTTGAGAAATGTCTGATTTCAGCAACTTTTGCAGATCTAATAGAAATTTTAGTATCTTGTGGATAAAAACGGCCTCTAGAAAAAAGAGTTTCCATATCAACAGAGTGATAGCCTAAAACAAAATCAGATTTATCTGCTTTTTGTGTAGCATATCTTTCCATGTTTACTGAACCTAAACCTTCTTTATTAATTTTTTCTTCTATTGGATCAACTGTTTCTGTAGTTTCATTATTAGTAGCATCTGTATTTTCAAATGCTCCGCCAGTCTGTTCTTTATTATCTAAGAACTTTTCAAAATCTTTATTATCTTCACTCATATTAATGTGTTTATTAAATTATATACTTTAATTTTATTTTGTTTCAGAATTATTTTTTTTAATTTCATTTTGTATTAATTCTCTTACAAAGGCACTAACAGATTTAGGCCTTTGTTTTTCTTTAATAGCCCGACTTAATATAATATGATTAAGTTCTTCAAATTCCGGTTCTGTTAAAAGAACCTGTATTTTCTTTATCAATTTGTTTACTATGTAGTCTTCTTTAGACATAATATAATAGTATTATAATATTTTTTCTAGACAAAAAATAGAGAAGACATTCATCCTCTCTATAATTAAATCTGTAATTTTAAACTAATTCTTCAGCAAACGTATCACATCTCCATGTAATATCAATTGTTTGTGGTTCTCCATTTGAATAATCAAAGTCAGTACCTGGATTTACAGCTGAGCTTATGAAACAATCTTGTAGTGTTACTTTTCTATAAATATCACCTGCTCTATTGAATTGAACTATAACTAATTGACCTACATAATCTTTTTTAAGACCAGTTTCTCCAGTCTCTGGATTATATTGAAGTCTATGCCAATCTCTTAATGTTTTATACACGTACATTTGATTTGCATCGTTTAAGTTTAATGAAAACTGAACTGTAACATCAACAAATGAATCTGCTGGAATACCTGCGAAAGATCTTGAAGACCATTTGAATTTTTGAGCAACAGGGTCTCCTGCTTTATTAAGTTCTAAACCAGTAACTGTATTAACGTGTTGAATTAATAATTCTTGACCGCCAACTCCTGTTGGAGGAAGAATAGTAATTTCAAACATATTCATTAATACAGGTTCAAAGTTCTTACCTTTCTTACTAGTTTGATCGTTTGAATAATGTGGTAATGCCATTTTATTTTCTTTTATTTTTAATTATATATCTTTTAAAATTTCTTTAAAATTAAGAGGGTATGTTTCAACCCTCTTAATTAATATTGTTTTAGAAATTACCAGTTGCAATTTCACCAGTATTTAAGATTGTTGTTCTATGAACAATAATTTCTAATCCTTTAACCGGTTCAACATATGTATCTAAGATACCCATATTGTTGTCGATAATTTCGTTAGTGTTATTTGTTTGATCCATTATGTTTTTGAAAGCGTAAACACCTTGATCAGAAAGAACTCCTTCCATAAATGAATCTGCAAGTGTTTTAATTTCTAATCTCGTCTGTGCAGTATTAAATTCAAAAACATAATCTTTAAGAATATCTGCAATACCATTTTCAATGTAAATTAATACTTCTCTTACGTGAGCAGAACTTAAAGCTGATTTAATAGACTGCTGTGCAGTTTTATTACCTTTAATTACAAGACCAACTCCTCTTTCGAATACAATTGGGTTATAACCAAATGGTTCTAAGTTATCTCTATCTGATTTATCAAATGGATATTCAGCTCCGATTACATTAGTACCTGCAACTACTCCTCTTCTTGGACCTGCAACGATTGACCATGGTAATGAATCTGTAAATTTATCAATATAGTTATTTGATACATAAGCAGCTGGTGGAACAACTGTTATTTTTCCATTTTCTCTAACATTTAAACCTGGACCATAATAGAATCCGTAGTTTGCACCATCAGCAATTGAAGGTAATTGATACGTAGCTGTTGGATTTTGTGATAAATCACCTCCGTCAGCAACAAATCTTGTTTCAAAACTTCCAGTAAATGCATCTTTAAAAGATGGATCTGTAGATTTTTTAAATTCTTCAACAGTTGGAGCATTTAAAATACAAGAAACATTTTGTCTCTCTTTTGCAATTTGTGTAAGTTCAATTTTATTTAAAATACCGCCTTCATAAGATCCAAAAGAATCAACAATATATCTTAAATCAATAACATCTCTATCGACTAATGCAGCTTTAACACCTCCACTTGAAAATGCAGTTAAACAATCTTGAATACTTTGCTCACTAATTGTAATTTTATTAAAATTAAATAAAGAATATTCAGTAGCAGCAGATTCGAAAGACTTAACAGCAAGATCTGTAGTTGGATCAAATGCAGCATCAACTGGTTGTGAACACGACACTGTATAAGTAGTTGGTGCAGTGCCTGATTGAGAAATTCTTGTTACTTTTGCTAATTTATCAACAGCGGCTGCTGGGAAATAATCACCTACAGATAATGTTAATGCATCATCATTTGCTGATGTAAATGTAAATGATGAACCTGTTGTAGCAAATACAAAGTCAGTTCCAGAAAAATCAATTGATCTATCACCTGCACTTAAACTATATGAAAGTAAAGTATTAGCGTCTCCAGCATTATATGCGTTACCTACTAAGTCAGCTTTTCCTTCTTCAACAGCTTCTTCATTAACAGCACAGAATAAACCTGTTCTTCTTGTTTCAGCGTTAATTTGTTGTTCAATATATAAGCCGTTTCCTTCTAAATCTGTGAAAGCTGGGATAATTGAACCAGTATATTGTGCTAATAAACTAACTTGTCTTTCATTAGCAAACTCTATTAATTTGTCTTTTAATAGACCAGTTGAAGTAAAATAATCTCCGTAAACAGGGTCTAAATCCATTGCAGAAGCTTCGAATTTGCCTTGAAATACTAAAACATCTACCATGTAGTCTGAAATATAATCAAACTCATTAATTCCATCAGGAATATTTCCTTCACCATACCAATCTCTTGCAGTAACATTAAAAGATTTATCTAAATCTTGTGCTTGCCTAACAACAACTGAAAGGTTGCTTTGACCAATGTTTACTAAATTTAATGCAGTTGATTGTGCAGCTCCTAAATAACCTAATGTTTCTAATACCTCTTGATCGGAAGGGTACATGAACTTGTCAATGTTATGAAATTTTTCAAATTCATCAGTTCCAATAACATTTTGTACAGAATCATCAGAACCATCAGTAGCTATTCTAGCATAAGAAGCTAAATCCGAAGAATCAAAATCAGCTAGGTTCATAGCTAAAATTGGACCTCTTTTTAATGCTTCTAAACATGATCTATGGAAGAACATTCCTTTTTTCTCTAATTTTTTGTCGATTCCACCAAAGATTAAAACAAATGTTTCTGTATCTTCAATGTAAACCGGCGTGTTGTAAGGTCCCTTTCTTGAGTGACCTGCAACTAATCTTATTGTCTCAGCAGATATACTTGATACCTGGGACTTATCAAATTCTAAACGGTAAACTCCCGAAGATTTGAATTGTAATAATTGAGGACTAAGTGCCATAATTTTTATCTATTTTTTTTTAGTTTTTATATTCTATATATCTACCTAAATCTAGAGTATTCTATAATAAGTCATAAATGTCAAAGTTAAGGTCTCCTTGTTCTTGACTGTCTTTATAAAGGGTCATTTCCATATAGTCGTGAATTACTGGATCTATAATATCCAGTAATTCTTCTACTGAATCTGCATAGGCTGTAGTGTTAAAATATTCTGTTGCAATTATACTTGACATTGCAAGATCATCATGTCCCATTTGTGCACCATATTTACCACTTGGTAATGTACCAAAAAGGCTTATTTCATTTGCAGTTTCAAATTCAGTTATATTCATTCTGTTAATCTCATATAATGATTTAAAGTTTTGGCAAAAGATTGGCTTATTGTCATTTTTTATTTTAATACCATGTTTAACTCCTCTAGCATCATGTCTATGTTTAAATCTAAGTACCATCTCTTCATCAAAATCATTTCTTCTTGGAAATACTGTTTGTAGATATTTAAGCAGTACAGAACCATAAGTATTAAATTCAATTACCATTTTAACGTTTTCACTATATAAAAGATCTACACTAATAATATAGAGGCATTTTGCAAAATCTTCTATTACATGTTCATTTGATCTAAACGTGCCTACTTGATTAAGTTTAAAGAAGTCATACATTGCACCAGGTGTTGCCAGATTGTCTATCTCCTTATTTGTCATTGGATCGACCCTAAATATATTAATGATTGAGTAGTCACCTCCATTACCTTCAGCAATGTCAACTGATAATAACCAATATTTGTCTCTATCTCCTAGTGTTTCAATGTCAAACCCAGGATGCCAGCTTAAAAAACCTTTAGTATCAATTTGTACATCTACAAAATCTTCAATGTCGTGATAGACATAGTCTTTCATTTTACTTCTTAGTTTTTTCATAGAACCAGGGTCTAATAATAAATTAGACGAACTAACAAACTCATTTCCATATTGTCTATTAAATGCTTCTATACTTCCTAAGTTTCCAAGTTCTCTTTTATACCAATCATCATCTCTATCTGGATGTTGCCACCAATCTATTCTCATTGGGTGATATTCATTATCACCTCTTTCTGCTGCACTATAAATCTTATAAAATTTGTTAAAACCATTTGGCGTACTTGTAATAATAATCCTTGAAACATTAGATGCTGAAAGTGTTGGATAAACGTTTTCGTAAAAGGTATCAACTATTGAAGGGTGAATGTGGGCAAACTCATCCAAGAACAAGAGGTGAATTGTAAAACCAATACCTGCCTTTGCAGTCGTACTCTGTCCTACAAGTCTACTTCCATTATCACATTTCACATTCATTACATCATACTTTGTAATTCCTGGCTTCATAAAGAATGGCAAGTTTTCTATAACAACCTTTGCTTTATCTATAATTTCTTTTGTAGTATCTGATTTATTTGCAAGTAGTAATGTATTCTTGTCTGTAGAGAATGTCAAAAACCAGGCATTAAATATAGATGCCATAACAGTCTTACCCATTTGCCTACTCGCAAGACATATATTAAATCTATTTTCTTGAAAATTTCTTAACATATCCTTTTGATAGTCTCTCAATTTTACTTGTTGAATTCCCTCATCGGTAAGAACAACTGCATATTTCTCTGCAAAATAAACAATATCTGCAGCACATCTTGCAAGTTCTTGAATTTCCTCATCAGTATATTCAAAAACAATATTTCCCCTTCTTAAAAATTGTCTACCTTCATAAAACGGCATTTTAACCTGAGGTTTATAACCTTGGTCTAGTGCAACCTCAAGATCTTGGATCTTTTTAGTTGACCACACTAATCGGTCACTACTTGCCTGTTCCGTTTCTTTCGGTATCCAAAAATTATCACTCAT